TGCCCGGCGGGACGCTGTTGATCTGGTCCTTGATGTTGGCCAGTTTCTGCAACGCCACCGCGTCGTCGACCTTCATCAGAGCTGGCTGCGGCTGAGGGATGCCCAGCACGGCGTTGGTGTAGTTGATGGCCTCCTGCTCGGACATGCCGAACGCCTTGGCGGTCTCGATCAGCTGTGGCCTGGACGCTTCCAGGCTGGCCTTCAGTGCCGCGGCGCCCGCAGCCGCACCACCAACCTTCTCGGCTTCACGAGCAGCTGCTTCGGCAAGGTCATTGGCCGCTTTGGCCTGAGCATCTAGGGCGGTCGCGTTTTCCCGACCCGCCTTGGTGTTGATGTCCAGCGTCTTGCCGTTCTTCGTCAGCGCCTCTCCTGCGGCTTGGACGACCTCTATGTAGTCGCGTTGTGCGTCACGGAAGGTCAGCGTGACCCCGTTGAGCTTGTCGAACGCGGAGATGAGGTCGTCGAGCGCCTTCGCCGCCTCCTCGGCCGTGACCTTGACGTCTCTGGTTGCGCTGGCCTGATCCTTGGCTGCACCGGTGGCCTTGTTCGTGGCTTCAGCGGTGTCGAGTTGCTTCTGCAGCTCTTTGTCCTTGGAGCCGACCATGCCGTCGATTCCGCTGATGAGATCAAGGTACTTGCGTCGCTGGTCCTCAAGGCCTCGGATCTGCTGGAGATTGGCACCGTTCGAGGACTGCAGCGAGCCGATCTGCCTGTCGAGCGCGTCCACGTTCTGCTTAAGGCTGCCCTTGAGCTTGTCCCACGCGCCGTTCTGGTTGAGGATCGCGTCGGTAACGGACCCGAGGTCCAACTTGAGTTCGCGAGCTTTGGTCAGCAGGCCCTGCTCAGCGGCCTGCTTCGCGGCGGTTGACCTCACCGACTCATTGATTACGCCGTTCTGTTCGCGAATGGCCTGCGCAACAGATTTGCCCGCGTCGGCCAGTTCCTGCTGCTTGCGCTGCGCGGCGCCAGTGGCGGCGCCGAAGATGCCGAGTGCAAGCGCTCCCGCACCCAGTGCGGCACCCCACGGCCCGGAGAGAAACAGCCCGAACTTGCCGAGTGCGCCCGAGATCCCGCCGCCAGTTGCGATCAACATTCGCATCGACTCGCGGAACGCGAGAAGCTTCGGCACGGCAATGAGCGCCGCCCCGCCGAAGAGAGTGAAGGCAGCAGCCGCAACGCCCACCCAGGTGACCACGTCTTGCACCGGCTGCGGCAGGGACTGGAACGCGCGGACAATGTCCGAGATGACCTGGACGCCCGCGACGTACACAGGAGCGATCGCCGCGCCCACATCGATCAGGGCGTCCTTGATCTGGTTGCCGGCTACCTGAAGCTTGGATGCGGACGTCTCGTACCGCTTCGCGGCTTCCTCGGCGAGCGCCTTGTTCTCCGCCCACGCAGCTGAACCGATCTGCAAGGAGCGGGTGAACACATCGCTCGCACCTGCGGCGCGCAGTAGGGCGTCCCGGACGATGATCTCGCCGAAGCCGAGCTTCTCCAGCGTGGCGAACACATTCCCGCCCGCCGCTTGCATCCGCCCGAGGCCAGAGATGAACGCGACGATGGCCCCGGCGGCGTCCTCCTTGTACTTCTTGGTGAAGTCGTCCGCCGACATGCCCGCGACGTCAGCAAAGCCTTGAACAGCCTTGCCACCGGACCGGACAGCCTGCTCGATCGTGATCATCACGCGGGAGATGGACGAACCGCCGGCCTCGGCCTCGATGCCCACCGAGGACAGGGCGGAGGCGAAGCTCAACACTGCGGCCTCGGAAATGCCAATGGTCTTACCGGCACCCGCGATACGCAGCGCCATCGCGAGGATGTCTTGCTCGGTGGAGGCACCGTCGTTGCCCAACGCCACCAGGGCGGAGCCGAGGCGATCGACATCCTTTGAGCTGGTGCCCATGATGTTCGACAGCTTCGCAAGGCCTGTGGCGGCTTCTTCCGCGGTAAGGTTGGTGGTGTTCCCCAGGTCGATCATGACCTTGGTGAACTCGGCGATGTCCTGCCGCTTGATACCCAGCTGCCCGGCGGCCTCGGCTACCTTCGCGATCTCCTCGTGCGATGCGGGGAGGGTACGGGCCAGTTTGCGCAGTTCGGCCTCAAGAGCTGCGATCTGCTGAGGTGAACCGTCTACGGTCTTCCTGACGCCAGTGAATGCGGTCTCCCAGTCCATCGCCGCCTTGCCCGCGAGAGCAAGGCCCGCAGTGACTGCCGCGCCGAACAGGGTGAAGCCTTGGCCCAGGTCGGTGAGAGTCTGGCGGTGGACCCGCTGGCGTGCCTCAAGACTGTCGAGTTCACGCTGCCACTTGCGGGTGAGCTGCCCGGAGGCTTCCATCTCGCGACGGAGTTCCCCGATGTCGGCGCCGATCTTGTAGGTCAGGTTCTTCTGCGACACCGAGGCTCACCTCATCCTGGATGGCAGCGTGAACATTCCCCTGCGGGGCCTCTGGCGAGTTTCAGGCTGACGCCGCGCTGACCCTTGACGATCTCCGGCGCTTCGCGCATCCGCTCCAGCTGCACACAGCCTGGACACTGCACGGGTTCCGCGTGGAACGCGTTGCGGTCGCCGCCCGCCTTCTCGTCCCACTCGTCCGGGTGCGTCCCACACGAGTTGCATCTGCGGGACTCGTTGACCTGCCAGCCCAGGGCGGCCTGTTGATCCGCCTCGGGCCACGACAGGAACTGAGACAAAGGGATGCCTCGTGGCCCGCAGTACGCCATGCGGGCCACGAAAAGCGGGTCGGCCTTCAGCCTTTTGGGACGATCGGGTTCGCCGCCGTCACGTTCAACCTCAAGAGCGACACCTTCAGTGTGTCGAGGTCACCCTCACTCCATGCCTCGCCGGCGAGGCATTCGCTCCACCACTGCTCGTCCTGCAACTCCTCCTCAACGCATGACTGCGCGAGAAGCGGGGCGAGGGCTGCGGACCAGTCGACCTCGTCGCCTGACCACGCGGCCATCGCGGCCTCCCAGTCGCTACTGGGCATGGCCTGCAGTTCCACCTCGACGAAGTGGGCCTGCACAGCGGCTGCGGCCTCCTCCTGCGCCTTGCGCAGAGTCTCGATCTCGGCCGCCTCTGGCTCGTCGCGCGACAGTGCCATCTGCAGGGCCACCGTCGCACCGCTGAGCACATGCTGATCAGCCGAAGGGTCGGAGACGAGAACCGGGACCGTGAGGCGCCGCCGCTGCTTGGCCTCCAAGCGCTCTCGGAGGCTCACGACTGCGGCAGGGTGACGTCTTCGGCCGGCTCCGCGAGGATCGCGTAGTCGAACCGCAACTGCCCCGCCGCGTCCAGGCTGCGCAGTTTCGTCACCGACGCCACCTGAACCTTGAACACGTCACCCACCCCGGACGCCAGGCCGCCATCGGCGATGACGATGTAGCCGGTGGTGTCACGCGGCATCAGGTCGCGCAGGTCGACGGAGAGCCGGTCGGCATAGACGGTGATGCTGGAGGACTCGGCGGAGATCCGGCCAGGGAGTTGCGCGGTGAACCGGGTGCCGAGAGTGGGGGTGTCGATGAAGTTGGTGCTCACCGACCACCCCGACCAGTCCGCGATCTCGTCGGAGATGTCGGTGCCGGCGTCGAGCTCGGCGAACGTCGGGGCCGCCGTGTTCGCGATCGTCGCGCAGAACAGCACCTCGGTGACGCCGACCGCGTAGTAGCGGGTGATGGCGGCCGGGACGTTGGGCGTGATGGGCATTGCTCAGTCCTCCTTGGAACTGCGAGGTGTCCGACGCCGTTCGGTCCGGGTGGACGTGTTCTGCTTGCTTGGCCTCATGGGAGGCTGGGGAGGTTCGCACTCTTCCCAGCCGCCCGCGGTGTAGTGCGGCACAGCGGATTTCGGCACCCCCACGGGGGGGCTGTCCACCTTGGGGTGGCGCATGTAAACGACATCCACGTTCAACCTCCAAAGCCAAGAGAGCGGGCCGCGTCATCGAGCGCGGACCGCACCGCTGCCGTCGCGGCGCCCTCGTTCGCTCTGGCTGCGGGGAACAGGAACGGGCGGGACGTTTGCGACACCCAGGTCCAGC